TATATATTCTTTGTATTCTTTACCTTCAACTACTTGTATCATTAGAAAACCCACTTTCCCTTTCCATTTATATATTTTTTTATAGCTTCTTTTTCTGCTCCATTAAACGCATAATTAATCGCAATAGATTCTAAAGCATCATAATTTTCTTTAATATTTACTACTTCAATTTTCTTTAACAAAGGTTCTTTATGACAAGTAACTAAATAAGCATTTCTTAATTCATCTTGAACCTCTCTAAATAATTCCTTATAATGTTCTGCTTCTTTTAATTTATTTTCAATTTCTTTATATTCTTGTTCACTTAATAAAATTTGCATAGTCTATTCCTCCTACTTTCTTTCATTTATAAATAATTTAATACAATCTTCCATCATTACATTATTTTTATTTAATTCCTCACACAATTTTTCTAAATAATCTGATTCATCAAACGTAAACCTAAAATTAAATTTTTCGCCATTTTTTATTCCTGTTACATTACATTCTTTTTTCATATCCAAATCTCTCCTTAATACTATTTTTTTAATTTAAATATCTATCTAATTTATCAAATTCTTTAAACTCTATTTCATTAGCAATTTTAATTAGTTCTTCTTTACTTCTACTTAAATTTTCTTCTTTATAAGGTACTTTATTATTTTTACCTAATATTTCATTATTACAATTACGGTCTTTTTCATATTGCTCTATAAAATATAGGTCGGCTCGGTTTAAATTATATTCATTGAAATCTTTATACAATATTTTATTTAATAATTTAGCTTGAACCATTTCTTCAGCCGACATTTTTAAATTACTATCCCCACAACAATGTGCTGACATTCTTTCTTTAAATCTCGCTGAACTTCCTATGTACGATATTTCTTCATTAAACATAAAGAAATAAACTGCATCAAATTTTAAGTTATTATCTCTATATCCTTTTTGTTGCAATCTAATGTTTTCATAATTCTGAATATAATAATTGTGTTGATAGTCTTTCCTATCTTCTCGATATTTTTTAAATTTCTCAGGATTATTCTTCCTGTAATTTCTGTGATATTCGTTGTATTCTTCTCTTTGTTCGATTGTTAATTCCATTTAAATCTCTTCCTCTCAAGTCATGTATTTTTGTTTAATTTAATATCGTTTATTCATCGTCAAAAGTGGCTCTACAACTAGCATAGAACCACTTTTAATTAGTATTTTTTATGTGCAATTTGACCTCCTTCGCCTATTTTCAAGGCTTGGACGATAACGATATAGAATTTCATTCTCATTAATAATATAGTTATTTACTTTGAACTTGGTTATTCTCGTTATGCTTTCTTATTTCTAATTTTTTACTTTTTAAAGCTTGTTTTTCTGCCTTAGTATGACAATCACTAGCTGAAAGACACTTGGCTTCTAGTTTTAATTCTAATGACAATAAATCTAGCTTCTGGTCAAGTGTTAAATTCTTATAATTCCTTCTTAAATCTTTAACTTTTCTTACTAATGAATAGTAGTTTTGTACCATATATTTCTCTCCTTTAATTTTAAATTTTAATTTACCAATCATAATATACATGACTTTTAAGACCAACTATGGCTAATGCAAGGCTTATACATAAATCGTCTGTATATCCTGACATCGCTCCCATTGAGCCATTGTCATTTATTTCAAATACTTTCATTTCCTCTAAAATATCACTACTATGTAATAATAGTTGTCCCTTTTCAAACATTTCTCTTAAATCATTGATAATAAGTGATTTTGTTTTACTATTAGTAGAAAACCCAATATTATATACAATTTTGTTAAATTCATCATATGAACGATACTTGTGCATATTTAAATATTGTTTCTCTAGTCTGAGTTTTTCTATGACACTATGACCTCCAGAAGCTTTTTCAACGATAAGGTAGGATTTGTTATAATATCTGCCTAATACATTTACAAATTCGGCAAATTGCCAAGGTTTTATTGCATTATTTTTAAACATTGCAACTTCTTCCCCTGCTTCATTTAAAACAATACAAGCTGAATTATCTCGTTTTGTTCCTTCTGCTGTGTCTACTCCTGTATAATATTTGGCTTTTGGAATTGGAGTTTTGTACATAAAAAAAGACCGTCCATAGAATTTTTCTAATTCTTGTGGCAAATCTTCAATTTCTGATTTCTTCAAATATTTAGTTTTATTTAGTAATATGCTTTGTAATACTGTGCTTACTCTTTTATTATCAAATACTGAAGCACCTGTGCTGATAAACGCAACATCATCGGTGATTGGATATTCTTGATTAAATTTATCTTCAGAACTGTTTTCAATCTTCAATCTACGCCAACATAACATATCAATTTTCATTTTAGGATAATTTTTTAATAATTCCTTTTCATCATCATTTAAATCCTTTTCACCAAATGGAATATTATTATGTAAGTTTTTCCATGTATTTTTAGCTTCTTCGTACTGCTCTGTGAACATTTGAGAACCATCTACATAGTTATAAAAGAAAGCCTTATAAAAATTTTCTTTCCTTTTGGATTTTATGTACATATTGTGAAAGAAATTAAGTCCATTGGCTGTTGTCTCAATTATTAGTTGACCTTTACTATTTAAAGCCTGTTCTAATGATAATATTTGTTTTTCTGCTACATCAGATTTAACAAACGCAAATTCAGATATCCAAATTAGAGAACAAGTATTTCCTCTACCTTTATCTACATTTCCCATAGGTGAACATGAAATAATACTACCGTTTTCTAATTGTAGTTCTGCTCTATTATTCCTCAATAATTTAGGTCTAATTTCTTCTGGAATACTCTTGTATATTTGTTTAAGCTTCGCAAATATTGCTCTTTTACTATCATCGTTATACGAAAGCATTAAGCAATTTGAGTTAGGAGTTGTTATTGATAACCATATAGCATAAGCACAAATCATAACAGAAAAACCAAGTTGTCTTGATTTTAGAATTATATTATATCTAGACATATTCTCCATAAAATCTCTTTGTAATTTATTAAATCTAAATGGTACTAATTCATCATTTTTATCTTGAATCTCCATGAAATTATAAGAAAATAATGCAGGGTCATTCCAAACCTTTATAAATTTTTCTTCATTATTCATCTTCATTATCCTCAAATTTCGTTTTCAATTTATCTGTTAATTTCTTAAATTTGTCTTCTTTATCACCATCAAAAAAAGCAGATTCAGAAAATTTAATTACCCAAGTCGCACTATTTACATCACCTTCCATTGCTTTTTTCATCATGGAATTATATATTTTTACTAAATTTAAATCTTTTTGAAACTTAGTAACATATAATATAGCATCCTGTACATCTTTTTTTTCCAGATATAATTCTTTAGCTTTATCTAATGAAATATTATTAAAATAATTTTTAGATAATTGTTCCCATTTACTTTCATCTTGTCCGTCTGTAAACCATCTTACAAAATGCCTAAGCTTTGCATTACTTAACATTGATTCTAATTTTTTATTTAAATCACTTTGAGGACTTCTTTCTTTAGCCATATGTATTCCTCCTATTCTGTTTTACTTTTATTCTTTTCATTAGCCTTTTTTAATTCTTCTAGCACCTCTTTTAATCTTCCCTGTTTTTTAAGTTCTCCAACACTATAAACAGCATTTAAAATTTGTTCCATTCGGTCATAGGTAGCAGTAAGCTTATTTGTTTCTATTTGAGTAATGTACTGTTTACTAAGTCCCAAAAAATCTGCAACATCTTTTTGAGTAATGTTGTATATTACTCTAGTCATTCTTATACGTTCTCTGATAGTCATTTTGATTAAACCTCCTTATTTCTATTAATTTTTATTACTTTAGGTAAGTAAAAAATGAGAAGTTAGGGACAATTAATATATCCCTAACCCCTGTTAAGTGAAATTAAAATTCAATCTCACTTAAAAAATATTAAACTATAGTCTTTCTTAATATACAAACGCCATCTTTCATTATTAAGCCCACTGCAAAAATGTAATCTGCAAAAATATCAGTAGCTTTTAAGTCTGCTTTTCTATCTGGTTCAACAAGAACATCTCTTTTAGGCATAATACCTAAAGCATCATTCTTGATTATGTAAGTTTTACATTCATTCAATGTTGTATCAAATGTGTTGATATCTGATAGCATAACTGGAATTGTTCCTCTGTAATATCCGATACAACCATTTATAACTCTTCCATTTTGTGCATTAGCTGTAGTTGAAGTAGTTTTAATAAATGAATCCATTTTGTAGTATTGACCTGCTAACATTGAATGAGTTACAATTCCTGCAAAATCTGTATTATCTTGTTCATCTCCAAATCTGGAAAATCCCTCCATTAATTCATCATCAGTTATAGCCTTTGCGTTTGCTGTTGAAACTTTTAATATTGCATTTGCATCAATATCTTTAACCATTTCATTATCTAACGCATGAGCCATAATTCTAGCTTGTTGAGAAATTCCATTTTCAACCCATTGACCTAAAGCTGTCAATGAATCCATGTCATAAACTCTTACACCTTTACCATATTGAACAATTTTCTTTCCAGAACTTGTTTGGCTTAATTCTTCTGGTGTTAGTGCTACCCCTTTTGCCATTAAAACCGCATCTGAAAGTGTCTTGAACATTGGAAAAGTGATTGTATCACCTTTACTTCCTTGTAAATCTCCTAAATCTTTTGCTAATGTTGATATCTTAATCATACCTTTTACTTTTTCAGTTACCATTGACGCATAAACGTCTGGGACTATTGTTACTTGTGCCATTAAAATCATTCCTTCCTGTTGTTAAATTTTTATAATAAAAAAGCCACTAAATTAATTAGCGACTTCTTATAAACAATATTCTATATTTATATTTACTTTGTTATTAGTTGCCCCTTCAAGCTTTAATATTTTAAAAGTTTCAACTAATACTTCATCTAAATATAAACAACCACTGTGTTCGTATTCAATTCCATTAATTAAGTATTTTACACTTACATAAGACATTACTCTTACTTTCCATAGATAATCAAATCCAGTTTTAAGTAAAAGTGGCATCATATCTATTTCAGTTTCACTATCTTTAAATTCTACTTGTAAATCTAAATTAGTAAATTGAGCATCTGCAAATACTTTTCCATTATATC